TGTCCTTAATTATTACTAACCATGCAGCCACTAACTAACAACGAGTACAACGAATTGTGCAAAGAGTATTACAATGAGATTGAAGAATTTGATTCAATTTCTGTATACTACAATCCACTATATTGGGAGGTTAACTAATGCAAATCACATCACAATCAGGGTCAGTAGTTATTGATTACTATCCTACAAAAACACGTTCTAATGTTAAACTACACGACAAAGTGTTGAAGATATTAACATTAAATGGTAAGACTTTTCTTAAGAAAGTTATATCAACTGAGGCATATATTAATGATGTATATAATAGAATACATAATTTTAAGTTCATTGATAATAATGTAGACCACTCTAATTTACATCAGTTCATTACACTTAAGGAGGTTTAATTATGTCAGACAAAGTAACACTCACTAACGAACAAATTGATGATCTTATTTCACAATTTGTGCAATTAAAAGTTGATCAAATGACACATAATGATTTAGTAGAACATGTTAAACAAGACCTTAATGATTATTATAATGATTGGTCTATTGATGAGTTAGAAACTATCATTGACTCTGAGTTATTTGAAGAGTTAGTTGATAACGTAACTACTGAAATTGCCCCATCTAAAGTAACAGTCACAGATGATAATTATGGTGACAAAGTTGATACATTAGTGAGTAATATGGTAGCCTCTAATGATAATGAATTCACCCATGATTCGGAGGGTTGTTAACAATGAACAAAGCACAATCACAGTATGAATTGTTTCAAGAATGGTTAAACGATTGCCCCGTACAAATTGAAAGTTATCAGGACAATGTTGACTCAGTTTATATTAGATTTGATGTAGAAACTACGGAGGATAATTAACAATGAAGAGCATGACTAATTATGAATGGAATGAGCAATTCTATAAGGAGTTGATAATAGATTATAATTACAGATTCCCCAAGTTTATGGAAATTAGTTACCCTAATCATAGTGAGGAAAGTATTAATGAATAACTCAAATATTCTCCCTAGACGAGATGCGAACGCCGCCGATTTTCATAACAAAACTAATAAGAACTGTAAGGTCACTAAGTATACACGAGCAGGTAAAAATGGAAGAGCAATAGTATGCCCAGAATGTAGAAGTATTCGGACTGTTTATCATTTTAACTTTAGCGGATTAACATGCCCTGAGTGTAAAGAATCAGTAGGCAAATATGATTGGGAGGTATTATAAATGATTCACAATATGCGTGAGGAGATGTATAGAAACTCCCTGATATTAACAGAGAATAATGATACTCTGGAAGAGCAAATCATTGGAGAGTTGTTATCATATTGTGAGGCTAATTCTGTAGATGATAATACTAAAGAAGGTGTAATTAGTCTTGTTAGTAATAACTTTAAAAGAGAGAGATTAAGGAGGAAAAATAGACTATAAGGGGGACAATATGCACACTAAGTATTAAGGTAGTTTTCCACAGTTTGTGTTAGTTTCTGTGGAAAACTATCTATTTTAATGTTATTTTGGTCTAATAAATAGCAAATTAAATATAAGTTTGTTTTCTAATCGTTTTCCACAAGTTGTTAGTAATGTGGTGTAATATCTGTGGAAAAGGTATCAAATAGTGTGGAAATTGTGTGAGAAAGTGTTAATTTCTTTGTGATCTTAGCGAGTCGATTATAACACGAACTCGCTTAAATTACAAGACCCTCGATGTAATTTTGTGGGTATAATAACAAACCAGTTCAGTATAAACTAAAACCGATAGTTTAAGTTCGTTTGTATTACTTTTTCCACATAAATATCATATACTTAGTTGACAGTAACTCTCCGTTATGTTATAGTACTAAGTAACACTCTACGTGGGCTAATCCTATGTCAGTTCTTTACAGTCAAGCGTCGAAGAGTAAGTATAGAATAACGTTGGAATTAGAGACACTAAGTGACTTTAACCCGCATGATATTAGCTGGGTTAAAGTATTTGATTTGCAGGATAATGAGTCTGCTAAATGTTACATTGAGGATATGAGTTAGCCAGTCAGTTCTTATTACAAACTGTGTACGTGCTATTTGACAGTTTATGCACGAATATGCTATAATTGTTATATGCGTATGGACAGTATTATGCGTTGTTGGTTGATGCCGTGCGGGCGGGCGTTGCGGTTATAAAAAAAGATAGAGACCCTAACCTACAGAGGTGACAATTCGAGATGTATATATAAAAATCGCCAAAATTTTTCCGAGGTAAAAAACCCCTTCAATACCTTTTTAGTAGATATATAATAAGTGAAGAACAACGACTCATGATGTACGACGAAACCACCTATCATATCTACGCCCAAGATAGATGTCTGTATGCAAACCTCCCTCAAGAAGAGTTTGAATGTACATGGGAGATGTTAAAGGTAATGGTTGGTTTACTCAAGACAGATTATACAGAGAGAGATTTATCATATATTAAGTTAGGGCCTAAGTGTGGAGTAGGTGGACCAGGTAGGGTTATCCCTCAACCAATGTGGGAAGAAGATTCATATTGACATATACATAATATCGATGTATAATTGATGTGTAATTACAAAACGCTATGGCAAAAGGATTTACTGTTAAGACAGTCCCTCCCAAGAAGGCAAAAGAACCTGAATGGGATTATGATGCAATTAAAGCAAGAATGAAAGGTAAGAAGATTGTCTTCTGTTTACCAGGTAGAGGTTGTTCATTTATATTTTTAAAGAACTTTGTACAGATGTGTTTCGACATGGTACAAAATGGAATGAGTATTCAGATTTCTCAGGATTACTCTTCTATGGTTAACTTCGCAAGATGTAAGTGTCTAGGTGCGAATGTACTTCGTGGCCCTGATCAGTTACCTTGGGATGGTAAACTAGAGTATGATTATCAACTATGGATTGACTCGGATATTGTCTTTACTTCAGAGAAGTTCTGGCAATTGTGCGATCTTGCATTACCTGCAGAAGATTCAGAAAGAGAGGAGGCTGAGATATGCGGTGGATGGTATGCAACAGAAGACGGCACAACCACCTCAGTAGCACACTGGTTAGAGGAAGATGATTTCCGCAAGAACGGTGGAGTTATGAATCATGAAACCGTTGAGTCAATCTCAAAGCGTACCAAACCTTTCACCGTTGACTACACTGGTTTTGGTTGGGTGATGATTAAGAACGGAGTCTTTGAAGATAAGAAAATGGAGTATCCTTGGTTTGCTCCAAAGATGCAACAGTTTGAGTCTGGAGCAGTTCAAGACATGTGTGGAGAGGACGTTAGTTTCTGTTTAGATGCAATTGATGCAGGCTATAAGATCTGGTGCGATCCTCGGATACGTGTTGGTCATGAGAAGACTCGTGTTATCTAACCGTCGTGTCTCGTTTACTATGGAGAATAACTAAATGGCAATGAGAAGTCCCCTCGGTGGTGAAATTATCGAAGCAACGCCGAAAAAAACTCGTCAAGGAAGAGGCAAGCATAGTAAGTATGCGGCAACCTCTCGTAACAAAGCTAAGAAACGCTACCGTGGTCAAGGTAGATAAACAAAAGGGGACTCTTTATGAGTCCTTTTTTAATTACTAAAAACTTAACATGGACAATGTAGAAGTAATGTTTTCCATTCCTCTTATTCACTATAAGATTGAGAATTGGGAATATAATAAAAAAAGAATTTTAGATGTTCTTCCTCCTGAAGACGGAGATAAAGGTAAAAAGCATCCTAGTTATAATCAAGATAAATTAACAACAGATTGGGCTACATGGCAAAGTAATACTGATGTGTTACCATCTTATGCTCCTGTTTTAATTGACATTATTAAGCCATATCTTAAAAAGTTTGTAGGTGATATGCCAATAAGTTTTACTGACATGTGGTATCAGAAATATTATAAGGGTTCATATCATAATACTCATAATCATGGAGCACTTGGATGGTCTTCTGTAGTTTTTATTGAGTTTGATCCAAAAGTACATTCAGGAACTCGCCTTCTTTCTCCCTTTGGTAATCATATTGATGGTACTGTAATGGAATATTTTCCCCAAGTAGAAGAAGGAGATATGATTCTTTTTCCATCTTCTATTTTACACGAATCAGGTGTGAATAGAACAGACAAAAGACGTACTATTATCTCTTATAATATTGAAGGTCTAGAAAGAAAATCCCGATTTATACTAAAATAAATAAAAAAGACTCGAAATATGAAAATGCACGATTTTTTAGACAATTTACCAAATCATCAATATCAAAAAATGCTTCGAGAGATAGCAAATGACTCAATTGTACCTAAAAAAGGTGATAAAAAAGTAACAAATGACTTATATGAAAAGAAAGAAGATGATGATTTTCATGAATTACTAAATTCTTTAGAATAATACTGCTAAATAAAGATATATTTGCCCGTTTATAGTGCCTGTTCAACGCATAAGCAAGTCATTTAAGGACATTAGCATGTCTTTTCAGGTTAATCCGTTAACCGAAGACCTTATTGCGATTAAAAATCAGACAGCTATTGCTCGTTCTCTTCGTAATTTAGTGCTTACTGCACCAGGAGAACGATTTTTTAATAATAATTTGGGTTCAAGAGTCAATGAATTGCTCTTTGAGAATATGGATGATATTACTGCATCCTCAATAAAGAGTGAAATTGAGAATACTATTAAAAATTATGAGCCTAGAGTTAAATTGTTATCTACAAAAGTGTTTGCAAACCCAGATTCATATGAATTTGATGTAAAGATTACTTATGAAATAATTGGAATAGATGCACAAGCACAACAGTTATCATTCGCATTACAACCAGCAAGATAATGCCACTAGTTAATTTCGCAAATCTGGACTTTGACCAGATAAAAACATCAATTAAAGACTATCTTCGGTCTAATTCTAATTTTACGGATTATGATTTTGAAGGATCTAACCTTTCAACTATAATTGATGTCCTTGCATACAACACTTATATCACCTCATACAATGCCAACATGGTATCAAATGAGGTTTTCATCGATAGTGCAACATTAAGAGAGAATGTTGTATCTCTTGCACGAAATATTGGATATGTTCCTCGGTCTAAAAAGTGCTCTCAAGCTAATATTTCCTTCTTTGTAGATACATCAGACTATGCATCTGTACCTCAAACCATAACTTTAAATAAAGGAATAGTTGCAGCATCAGCAGATTTCAATAATGAGAGTTATACCTTTGCAATTTTAGATGATATTACCGTTCCCGTCTCAAATAATGAAGCTGTATTCAATGATATTGCCGTTCAGGAAGGAGTTTACATTACTTCTACCTTTACTGTAAATTCATTTGACCCTGATCAACGTTTTATTCTGGAAAATTCGGGTATTGACATCTCTACAATAAGAGTAATTGTAAAACCATCAGAATCTTCTACTGTTACACGCAAATATAGTCAATCTGAGAGTCTATTTGACATAAATTCCGATTCTCCTGTCTATTTTATTCAAGAAATAGAAGGTGAAAGGTATGAATTGATATTTGGAGATGGAATTTTTGGTAAAAAATTAGAAGCTCCTAGTTTTATTGAAGTTTCTTACCTTGTAACCAATGGATTATTGGCAAATGGTGTTTCAAACTTGAATTTTAGTGGAAAATTAACTTCTTCAAGGGAAAATACTCCTATAAATTCAGGAATTTCCGAAATTACCACTCTTAAAGAGGCTTCTAACGGTCAAAGTATTGAAGATATTGAATCTATTAAGAAATATTCTACTAGAATTTACTCTTCTCAGAAAAGAGCAGTGACTACTGATGATTATGAAGCAATTATTCCGTCATTATACCCTCAAACTGACGCAGTATCGGCATTTGGAGGGGAAACTTTAGATCCTCCTCAATATGGAAAGGTTTTTGTGAGTATAAAACCTTCAAGTGGACTTTATTTGTCCAATATGATCAAAGATAATATCAAAAGAGACATTAAAAAATACACTGTAGCAGGAATAGACGTAGAAATCACTGATTTGAAGTTTTTATCAGTGGAATTAAGTATAAAATTATACTATAATTCAAATTTAGCAACATCTGGAGAGGATCTTATTACTCAAGTATCAGCTAATTTACGTAAATATGCTAATTCGGCAGAAATGAATAAATTTGGGGCAAGATTTAAATATAGTAAACTCTTAGCTGTAATTGATAATACTAGTGATGCCATTACTTCTAATATTACTAGTGTTACGATGAAAAGGGATTTGAGAATATCGTTAAATAGTTTTGTAGAATATGAAATTTGTTTTGGGAATTGTATTATAGTTCAAAGTTGTGATGGTTATAATATTAAATCATCTGGATTTAATGTAGAAGGAATTGCAGGTACAGTTTATCTTACTGATAGACCTGATCCTCATTCTACTACTACAGGTACTATTTCTCTAATACAATTAACATCGTCCACTCAAGCTAAAACGATTAAACAATCTATAGGTACAATTGACTATACTAGAGGAGAAATTAAACTTTTCCCTATTAATATAACTAATACGGTTGTTAATAAAGGGTTCCCAGTTGTTGAAATTTCTGCTTCTCCTTGTTCTAATGATATTTTAGGTCTTCATGATTTATATTTACAATTAGATATGGAAAATATGGATATTATTTCTATTTCTGATATCGGTGAAGATGTTACTGATGATACAACAACAACATTAGTTCGTGGAAAACCAAATATTCCAGGATCTACATCATGCGATTAATCCTCCCTCTATTAACTAATATTAATATCTTAAGATGATATCAACAGATCTCCAAAGAGTACAGATTCAAAATATAGTTGAGAATCAACTTCCTTCTTTTGCTCAGGAAGATTTTCCTTTATTGGGGGAATTTCTTAAAGAATATTATGTTTCTCAAGAATATCCAGGAGCCTCTGCTGATTTAATTCAGAATATAGATGAATATTTAAAATTAGAATCATTAACTAATAATACTAATCAAACTCGTTTAGGAAGTGATGTAGGATATCAAGATACTACTATTACCGTTACTTTTGATCTTAACAAAGGTATTTTTGGTACATATCATTTTCCTGATAGATATGGTTTAATACAAATTGATAATGAAATTATTTTATATAAGGAAAAAACAAATACATCTTTTACTGGATGTGTAAGAGGGTTTAGTGGTGTAACATCTTACAAAGCTTTAGATGCAGTTGATCAATTACAATTTTCTGAATCTGATATTAATCCTCATGCATCAGGAACTAGAGTTGTTAATTTAAGTGCATTACTTTTTAATGAGTTTTTGATAAAAATTAAAAAACAAGTTTCTCCAGGTTTTGAAGATAGAACTTTAGATTCAAATTTAAATGAAAGACTTTTTATATCCAGATCTAAAGATTTTTATGAAACTAAAGGTACAGATGAATCTTTTAAAATTCTTTTTGGTGCATTATATGGAGAAAAAGTAGATATTATTAAACCAAGAGAATTTCTTTTTAAACCATCTGATGCACAATATAGAATAACTAAGGATTTAGTAGTTGAATCTATTCAAGGAGATCCTCTTGATTTACTTAATAGTACTTTATATCAAGATGCTGCTCATTTTGGAGATCATTATTGTGTCGAAGAGGCTTATGCTCCTATTAGTAATGTAGCAAAAGTATCGGTTGGAAATTCAGATTATTATAAATTAAGTTTGGATTATGGTTATGCCAGAGACGTACCTTTAAAAGGAAGTGTTTTTGGGGAATTTATAATTCATCCAAATACTCAAGTCATAACAGAAGTAGCAGTTGGGTCAAGTGTAGTGGATGTAGATTCCACTATAGGATTTCCAGAAGCAGGTGAATTGTATGCTGTATATGGAACAGGTGTTACAGGAATATTAACTTATAGATCTAAATCGGTCAATCAGTTTTTTGGAGTTGGTTTAGCTAATACTACAACTGTTGGTATTACAACTGTTATTAATTCACAAGAAAATATTAGATTAAATATTGAGGCTTATGGATATGTTGGATTAGGAACTACCACAAAAGTTACGGTAAGAGTTGGTGGTGTTTTAGCAGATCCTATAATTCCCGAAAATACATATTATTTCGATAAAGATGATACTATTTCTATCAGGTCTTTAGGAATAACCACTTCAAGTCCTAGAACTGAAAATTGGTTTTATAATGTTGCTACAAAATATGACATAGAATCTATAACTTTAGTTGATTCTTCTGATTACACTTATACGATTATTACTCAAGCTAAAAATAATTTTAGATTAGGTGATAAAGTTACTATTACTGATACTTTAGGTAATACTAAAGATTCTACAGTAACTGAAGTTATAAGTGATTATAGTTTTTCTATTAAAGGACAGGGGGTTATTGCTGCTGCCAAATATACTGTTCAAAGGCAAATTTTAAGAGGAAAAGTAAAAACATCATTATCTGATTATTCTTACATTGATAATTATTTTGCAAATGTTCAAAATACATATGTAAAGTTTAATCAGGATCTTATAGTTGCTTCTTCTTCTATTCCAAATTATGATAATGCTCCTTTAGATTTTTATGATAGAAAAATTACATTAAATGGTGAATACAGTGGATCTGAATTTACTGTTTTAGATGTAGAAGATCATGGTTATTATACAGGAGATGCAGTATATTATAATTCTTATGATATAGAAACAAAAGATTTTCTTGGAAATATTACTAAAGTTGTAAGTAAGTTTCCTGAGATGGATCCTGGTATTTTCTTTGTAAAACGATTAAATAAAAATCAGTTTCAACTTGCTACTAGTCCAGCTAATATTTCTAATAGTTCATTTGTTTCTGTCTCTGGAATAGTAACCTCCAACACTTTAGAATATATTGATTTTCATAATAAAGATGTTGAGCATCAATTACTATTAAAGGAAATAAAGAAACCAAATAATCATGATGGAAATTATGATACAGAACCAGGAACTAGAACTGGTATACTAGTTAATGGAGTTGAAATATTAAATTATAAGTCGAATGAATCTGTTTATTATGGTCCTATTAAAAATATTGATATTGCATCTAAGGGAACTGGTTATGATATTATAAATCCTCCTTTTTTACATATTTCTGATAATGTTGGTTCTGGTGCAACAGGAATTTGTGCTGTTAAAGGATCTTTAAGATCTATTAATATTACGGATCCTGGTTTTGACTATGTTTCTACTCCTGTGGTAACTATAAGTGGAGGTAATGGTACTGGAGCAAGTGCAAGGGCTAATTTAAAATCTATAGATCATTCTGTTTCTTTTAATTCGACTGCAGATTCAGCTCGAGTTGATTTAACTGATAATACTATTGGGTTTTCTACTTTCCATAAGTTTAGAAATGGTGAAAAAGTCATTTATAAGACAAACGGTCAAACTGCAGTTGGTGGAATTTCTACAGATGCAATTTATCACGTTCATACTGTAGGTGTATCAACTATTAAACTTTATAAAGATGAAACTGATGCTATAAAGGCAGGAATTAACACAATTTCATTATCTAGTTTTGGAGTAGGAGTTCATGAGTTTCAATCTTTTGATCAAAAGAAAGTTTTAGGTAATATTATAATTGATAATGGTGGATCTGGATATGAAAATAAGAAAAGAACCATAATTTCAGCAACAGGAATTAATACGGCTCTTAATCAAATCACTATTAATGATCATGGATACAAATCTGGTGAAATTATCCAATATTCATATAATGTTGATCAAATTACGGGAATTAATT